GGGTGGTAAGGGTGTCGATGCGCTGCAGCCCGAACTTGGACAGCTCATCAATGACTGACTGCAGGTCTGTGCGGCGTTGCTCCAAGTCGGAGATTCGCAGGTCGATGTCCTGAAACACCGGGTTGAAGTAATCGGCAGACAGCGGCGTTTTGCCGTCTTGCATGCGATAGGCGTCGAATCGTGTTGCCATTGCTCAGGCCTGTTCCGCAGACACTGCCGTCGCGCTGGCGATCTTGGCCGGGTCCAGGCTGGCCAGCACGTCGCCGCGCAGGGTCAGTTCCTGGCCGGGGTAGATCGTCTGGCCCAGCACATCGATGCGCTCGGCCAGCTCCACCCGGTATTGCTGCTCGGGTGCGTAGGTGGTGGGCTTGTTTTCGTTCATGGTGGCTTGTCCTTTCGTCGCTGGGTTCAGGTGGCTACGTCGGTGCGCTCTGCCACCACAAAGGGCGCGACTGCGGTTGACCGGGCGCCGGTCAACTTGATGGCGTAGGTGCTGATGGCGGGCGGGTTGAAAGTGAAGGTGATGCGCTTTGCCAGCCCATCGGGTTCGGTGCGCACCACCGTGCTGGCTGGTGTGTACGTGGTGGCACCGCTCTTGATTTCGCAGGCGATGGTGTGGTGCGCTGGCTCCCACTGCGCCACCACCACTTGCACGGTGATGGTGGAGCTGGGCGCGGCCAGGGTGCGCAGCTTGGACCAGTGGATGAAGCTGGTGGCTGCGCGGCTTCCCTTGACGGCGTTTGGCGCCAGGCGGAAGGCGGGGGCCAGGTCGCTGGTGCCCAGCAGCACCACCCGCAGCGGAACAATGTCGGGCAGGTTGGACAGGCGCATATCTGGATCGCCCAGCGCGTACCACTTGCCGCCCACCTGCAGCTCGTAGCGCAGCTCGCAGCCATCGGGCACAACTTGCGGCGCGGCGATGTTGATGTCGCTGATGCCGCCCGCGAGCGATACCGATTGCAGCACCACTTCCACACGCGGCTGCGCAAACTGCGCCGCGTACAGCGTGAACATCAGGTCTTTGGTGAGGTCGCCCGTGAAGAAGTCGCCATCGGTGCCAAAGAACAGCGTGCCCTGGGTGTAGTCGTTACCGCTGACGGTGGCCAGGCGGTGGTCGCCCTGGGTGATGAGGACCAGGGCGTAGCGCTTGCCCGCTTCGAGCAGCACCGGGGGCACAGGGATGGCCGTTTCTTCGGGGTACTGTTGAATGTCGCCGCGCGCAAGCGTTACCCGCGTCAGGGTCTTGAGCAGGTTGGGCTTGCCGCCTTCGGTTTCGCACACGGCCACCATCACGTCGCCGCTGGCGCCGATCTTGGTGAACTGCAAGCCCACCTTGGTGAGCCACATGGCGTTAGAGACCAGGTAGGTCTGGGCAATGATGGCGCCGTTGTAGTTGCTGGTGACGGTCTGCAGTTCGTAGCGCGTTTCCTGCCGCGCCACGCGGTAGCCGTACCAGCCGTACCAGCCCCAGTTGTAGCCGTAGTAGCTCCAATACCAGCTGTTCCACCAGCCTGCGTAGTAGTTGTAGTTCCAGCCATACCGGTAGTCCCACACGGTGGCGGTGTATTCGCGGATGGTCTGGCTTTGGACTTGGTACTGGCTGGCGCTGATGTCGCCGCTATAGCCCAGGGTCTGGATGCGTGCGCGGTCGGTGTAGGCGGGCAAGATCAGGTCATCGGCGCTGCGCTTGATCGCTGCGTCGTAGGGGTTGAACAGTGCAAGGCCCACGCTGGCTTGCCCGGCCGTGGGGAACAACAGGCCGTTGATGACGGCGGCGGAATAGCCGATGCCTGCGGCGTCTGTCTTTTCAGCGTTGCCGAAGTAGTCGCTTTCGTAGCTGGCGTACGCGGTGGGCAGATTCACCTTGGCTTTCAGGCGGGCCACATCGTTGGCCAGCTCGACCACGGTGTCGCGGCCCGCAAGGCTCATGGTTTTTTTGGCAAGGCCTGCCAGGTCGGTGGCAATGGAGCTGATGCGCGGCTCTGCTTGCGTTCTCCAGGCCTCGGCAGATTGCAGCCGTGCACCCATGTTCTGCAGGTTGGGCAGGCGGCGCCCTTCGGTGAGCACCACTTCCTGCACGCCGGTGGGCGACAGGCGCACATGTGCAATCAGCGTGTTGCCGGTGGGCGGCTCGGGGCGCTCGGGCGTGGGGGACTCCAGGCCCTGGGCAATGTGCACCGTGGCCACGCGGCGGCGCTGCATGGCCACGGCCTCGGGCTCTACTTCGCGGGTCTGTAGGTCGATCAGGTAGTCGCGCGGCTGAATGTCGGTGTCTTCCTCTGTACCAAACACGCTGACGGCCAGCCACTTTTGATCCTGCAGGGGCAGGTATGCGAACACGGAGTGCACCTGGGCCGATTCCAGTGCGAACACCTTGCCGTTGGGGCCGTCGTACATGCGGCCGGGGGCCACTTCCAGTTCGGTGGCGCTGCGGCCCGTGACGTTGAGCCCGGAAAACTGACGCTCTCCGGTAATGGCGTCGGTCACAACGTGGCGCAGTGCTTCGTCGGCCCAGGCCTGGGTGTTGTTCATGTCGGCCGCTTGCAGCTCTTGGCGGTCGCGGTAGAGGACTTGCTTTTCCATGGTGGTGTTAACTCCGGTTGATGGTTTGTCCGGCCAGTACGGCGCCGGCCTTGTGAATGCGGCTGGCGCGTGCGGTGGCATGCAACCGCGTGCGCACCAGCACCTTGTCGTGTGCGGCGCGCGCCCAGTTCATGGCGTCCAGCACGGGGGCCATGCGCTCGCCAGCGCCGCCTGCGGCCAATGCGGTGCCCATGGCGCTACCGGCCACGGCCTGGGGCCGGATGTGGCGCGGCATGCGCACATGTGCCAGGGCGATGAACGGCGGGCTCGATAGGCGGGTGAAGCCCAGATAGGCCGGGCCGTGCTTTGGAGCAGTGGCCACGGCCGGGTCGTGCAGGCGGATGCGCGCATACATGCGCTGGCGGCTGTCGCCGCGCGCGGTGAAACCGGCCAGCGGCAGGCCCGCGCACAGCAGGTGCGGGCGGGGCGCACGCTCGGCCACGGTTTCGGCGTCGGGCGACAGGGGCGTAAGCGATGGCGCGGCCTGCTTGAGCGTGAGCAGCTGCAGGCGCTCGCGGTAGTTCACGTTCTGCACCCGCCAGTAGCGGCTGGACGCGTCGGCCCGGCTGAACACGCCGGCAAGTGGCTGGCCAAGGTGCTGGCCACGGGCTACGGCACGCCGGGCCAGGTCAACCGTGGCGGTCTTTTCATCTGCGGCCATGCTGTGCCAGCCGTAGGTGGTGAGCGGCTGCACCTGGCCCGTGGGGTAGCGCACTTCGGCGCGCACCATGCTGCGGCCCATGGCCGATGTGCGGGCTGGCGGTTCGGCTTTGGCGCCCAGGTAGCCGTGGCCCAGGTGCAGGCCTTCGCACTGTGCGCGCTCGCGCTGGCTGTAGATGCGCATTTCTGGATGGGCGGCCAGCCACTGCTGGCGGCTGGCTGCGTCCCAAAAGCCCAGGAAGGTTTTGGCGGGCGGCATTTCCAGCCGCTCCACACGCGCACCGGACAGGCGGGCCAGCTCGCGCAGGCCGCGCGGTGTACCGATGAGGGCGTGCAGGCGTGGGCTGGCCTTGATGACGGCGCGGCGCTCGGTCTCGCCGCCCGGCCACACGGGCACGCCTTCGCCCAGGGCAAGGTGGGGCAGCAGCGCGGCAGGGATGCGCATGGGGTCTTGCGTGGCGGCAATGGCGCTTTCGCCTGTGGTCCATGGGCCGATGGCGAGCGATGCGGCACGCTCCAGCGCCGTGGCGTTGGGTGGCAGAAGGTGAGCGCGGTCAGTCATGGCGCACCTGTGTGCCGATGTGGATGGTGGTGATGGCCACGATCTCGCCGGGGCCTGCCAACATGTCAGCGGTGGGGGTGGTCAGCACCACGTCGCGGATGCCCTCGCCCATGATGGCGCCGATGACTGCGGCGCGGGTGGTGTCCACACGGAATGCGGCCCGGTCGCCCAGTTTGCGCACGCGGCTTGCCGCTGCGGCGGCCAGCAAGGCGCTATCTGGCCCAGGCGGGTGCACCAGCGTTGCATGGACGGCCAGGGGCAGCACTCGGGCGGCCGTCACGTCCACATCCACCGTGAGCGGGCGCACGTCATCGGCCATCAGGGCGGCTTCGGTTTGCCCCACGATGGGGTCGGCAGGGGTTGCCACGCGCCAGCACATGGGGTCTTGCGCGTTGGCCTCGGGGTGGTCGCCAAACAGGGCGCGGCCGATTCGTTGCTGTTCTTCGCTGGTAGTGCTTGCCAGGGCTGCAACGCGGGCGAGCAGGCAGACTTTGACGCGGCCGGGGCGGTCTGCCCACACGTCCACCTGGCGAATGTCCACCGACACGGACAGCGCACGCAGGCGCCATGTGGTCACGCTGCCCGCTGCGGATAGTGCGTGGTAGCCCATCAGCACGCGTTGGCGCAGGCGGCTGTCGTCTTCGCCGGGCAGGCGTTCCATGTCGTAGCGGGCGGCCAGGTTGTCAAGGTCTGCGCCCACGGCCCAGCCCAGCATGACGGCGCGGGCGGCGTCGTTGATGCGGGCACGGATCAGCAGCTCGCGGTACGCGGCCACCTGCAGCAGCTTGGTGAGGGGTTCGCTTTCGAGGTCGATCACCTCGGCGGCTACTGGATACAGGCGCAGCAAGTCGGCGCGTAGGCTGGCGAGCATGGCTTCGTAGTCCAGCGTCTCAATCACGGCTGGGGTGGGCAGGGCGGTTACGTCGATGGCCATGGCGTGCCTTTCAAGCCGCTGCGCGCATTTGCAGCGCGGCGGTGATGCCGACAGCGCGGCCCGTGGGCACCAGTTCGCCCTGTAGTTCCACGGTGCACTGGCCTGGCTGTGGCCCTGTGAGCAGCTGCACGCGGTTGACGCGCAGGCGTGGCTCCCATTTCATCAGCGCACTGGCGGTGGCGGCATACAGGCGCATACGTGTTACCGCGTTGTCTGGGTGGTCGATCAGCTCGGGTAGCAGACTGCCGTAGCTGCGGCGCTCCACGCGCGTGCCGATGGGCGTTGTGAGGATGTCAACGATGGACTGGCGCAGGTGCGCGAGTTGCGTTTGCATGGCCGCGCCTGTGTTGCGGTTCATTCAGGCTCCCCCGTGCTGCTGATGCCAGGCACCACGCCGCTGTGCAGGTGGTGCACCAGGCTGATGCGGCCGTCACCAAACACATCGGGCCAGCCGTACACGCCGGTGGCGTTGATGAGCAGGCGGCGTTCACCACCGATACGAAATTCGATTTCCTGCGCGCAGTCGATCACCAGGCGCCCGTTGGCCCGGTCGTGTTCCATGTAGTCGGTGGCGGACCAGTCGGTGCGGTCCATGTCTTCTTCTTCGCTGCCCTGGGGCATGGCGTCGCTGTAGATGCCGGGCAGGGCCACGGCGTTGCCCAGGTCGCCACCGGGTGCCAGCAGCAGGCACTGCTCGCCCACGGTGGGCGGGCTCCAGCGTCGGCCCTTGGCGCTGCCGCCCGCGCGCAGCGCGATCCACGGCACCCAGTTGGTGAGCAGTTCGCCGGTGCGCACGCGGCACCGTGCTGGCGCTCCATGCCGTACCTGTTCCACGGTGCCCATGCGCACCAGGTTCTCCAGGCGGCGCACGATTTCCAGCGGCGATTCGGGTTGAGTGATGGGCGATTCCATGCCAATGATGGTGCCCGCGCGTGCGCGGAAAATCACGTAATTGCGCCTGTGTGCAGGCTATGCACATTCAGCAGTTCTGCGGCGGCTTCTCTATACCGCCAGGTGCTTCAGCAGTAGCTCGCGCACGCGCTCGATTTGTTCGTCGGTGATGCCCAGCAGCTGGCGCGCCGGGTAGTCGTACTCGGGGCCGCCGGGCTTCACCCGGTCGCGCAGGCCGAAGTGGTGCACGCGGGCGATGCGCTCGGCCCGGCCCACAAAACCCACCACGGCCTCGCTGGCTGTGGCGCTTGCCTTGAGGTGCTTTGCAGCGCGCAGTTTCTCCATCATGGGCCGCGTTTTTGCCGGGCCTTTTGCCTGGCGTTTGATGCCGCCGCGCCCGTTGCGCAGCCCGCTGGCCTTGCGGGGTTCCCAGCCGGTGCCGTCTGGCGCTTGCTGTGCGCGCATGTGCTCTACGTTGCCCGCGCGCAGCTCGCGCGCCACGGTGCGTGCCAGTGCGCGTTGCTCTGGCCCGCTCAGCTTGGCCAGCAGCGGTGTGACCCAGTCTTCCAGGCGTTGCAGGTCATCCACTTTTAAAACCCCCATCAGCGCGGGTCATGGTCCCATTCGGCCAGCAGCTCGTCTTTGAGCCACAGCGTCCAGTGTTCGTGCTGTTCAATGTTGCCGGGGTGGGGTGGCTCGGGCACGTGGATCACGTTCAGCCCGCCGGCCGTGCCTTCGCGCGGGCGCACCAGCACGCGCTCGGTGAGATCCACTTCAATCGACAGGTCGATGGTTTGAGGGGTCAGGTATTCCACCTCGAAGCGGATGGCCTTTTCTCGCCGGTCCGGGTTGTCCATCAGCTCGGGCTGGTGGCGCTTGAGCCAGGCCAGCAGGGGCACCATCACCGCATCGGCGTGGCCTGCGTAGTCGAGCACGATCATTTGCAGCGTGTAGGCGTATTCAAACGACAGGGCTGCGGTGCCGGTGGTGATGATGCGGCCCGCGCGTGCCAGCACTACCAGGCGCTCAGGGTCACGCGCCAGCTCTGGCACGGCGGCGGTGATGTGCGCGCGCAGGCTACTGGGCTTGAGCATGGCGGGCGGCCTCGGTCATGGTGTGGGCGCTGTCGTAGGCCCGCTCGCAGGCCAGGCCACGGGCGCGGGCGGTGTCAGCGATGTGCGCCAGCTCTCCCGCTCTGTCGTCAGCGCGTCGCTGCAGGTCGGCAAGCAGATCGATGGGGCCGGGGTCTGGCGTGCACTGGCCGGCAGCGGCGCGAGCCTGGGCGGCGGCACGGTGCTGGGTGAGGTAGTCGGCAAGGTCGCGCTGCAACCGGTTGCGAGCAGCAACAGCGCGAGCGCGGCCAGCATCAGCAGCAGCAAGGGCGGCTTGTGCATCGGTGTCGTTTTGGGCGATTTCGGCACGGTGTTTTCCTTCCAAGGTGCGGTAGCGTTCCGAGGTCTTGAGCGCAGAGCGCGCGGCCGTGGCGCGCTCGGTCTGCAGGGTGGCTTCGGTGTGGGCGGCTTGCAGCCGCGCTTCGGCCAGGCGCAGGGTCTGCATCAGCAGGGCGAAGCCCAGGCCCAGCCCCAAGGCGATGGCGGCGTATTTCCAGGCGTTTGCGCGTAGGGTTGTGAGTGTGGTCATTGCATTGCCATGCAGTCCGCATGCCTTTTTTGTTGTCGCGTCCACACGCCCTTGCAACCCTGCGGTCCCCAGTTCTGCGGCAGGCGGCAATCCCGGCCTGCTTGAAACCGCCACTGCAGCAGCGCCTGGCAGGCGCCAATGTAGTCGCCGCGCAGCAGCCAGGTGCGTGGCGACTTCGGTTTGTGCCAGTTGCCCAGGCCGAACTGCCCGACGTGGTTCATGTACAGGTCGAACTCGCCGGGGTACAGGTACACGCCGGGCAGGCTGGCCTTGAAGCGCCGTTCCTCCGCGCTGTTGAGGTTGCGCGCCAGCTGTTCGGCACGCTGGCGGGTGATGGGCGGGTCTGTCAGGCGCACGGGTGTGCCGTCTTCGTAGCGGGTGGAGCCGTGGCCGATGGTGGGCACGTCGCCCGCCGTGGGCACGTAGGGGTGGTGGATCACCACGCCGTCCTGGCGCACAGTGGTGGGGCCGTCGCCTTCGTTGGCTTGCCAGGTGGCGAAGCCTGCGGCCGACAGCGTGAGCGTGGCCACCAGTGCGCGGGCTACCGTCTGGCGGGCATTCATGGCTCTACCCCGTAGGCGTTGCGCTTGGCGTTGCGCTCGGCACGTTCGTGGCGCCACTTCCACAGCAGGTAGCCCAGTTGCGCGGCCACGTACAGGATGGTGAGCGCCGTGAGGGCGTGGTTCAGCGTCCAGCCCGTGGCGGCCTGGTGGGCTACCACCGCAACGGGCGGCGAGGACTTGGCGCCTTCGGTCAAGAGTTCTTTCATCTTCTCGCTCATGGTCATGGTCAGTCCCACAGGTTCACGGTGGGCCGGGGGACGGCGGGTGTGGTGGCGGGGTTGGGCAGGGTGATGGCCATGCCGCCAGGCAGTACGGGGCCGGCGGCGGCCAGGCCGGGGTTTAGCTCCAGCGTGGCTT